GAGTTCGATTCTCGTACCCACTACTATCTGATTATCAGCCTCTTACAAACAAGTAAGGGGCTTTTTTATTGCCTTATATCTATATCAAAATATCGTTTTTAGGCGTTATAAACGGGTATTTTCAAAAGAAAAAATGCAAATTTAATGCAAATTTTCATCTTGCATTATTATCGCGCTATCCCGTTAATACGCTGTTTGCGTATATATACTAAAAATGATAATAATATGGCAACAGTTGGTTTTTATTTAGACACTCGCAGAGAAAAGAAAGATGGTACATTTCCGATTAAACTACAAGTCAGGCACAAAGGGCAAATAATGTTGTGCACTGATTTTTGCGCTACGCCGGAAACATGGATGGGTACAGAGTATAATAAGAGTGCAAAAAATTATAAGGCTAAGAATGTAGCGATTCGGAATCTTATTAATCGCGTTGAAATGTTACTCGTTATACTTGATGATAATCAGAAATTAAAAGGAATGAGTGATAAGGCATTAAAAGAGCACATTCTAAAATCTATCAAAAACGAATCTACCTGTAAAACTTTCGTAAGCTACATAGACGAGTTTATAGCAACAAAATCAAAGGAAAATACAATCGTTTTATATAAAGCGACAAAAAATAAGATTCTCGCCTATGATCCAACCTGCACATTTGAAACAATGACAAGGAAATGGCTAGAATCGTTCAATAAATGGCTAAAAGATACCGGAATAAAAACAAACTCGATTTCGATCCATTTAAGAAATATTAGGGCGGTCTTCAATCACGCGATAGACAATGAAGAAACGGAACTATACCCGTTTAGGAAATTCACAATAGAAAGAGAAGAAACCAGAAAACGATCGTTAAAACCGAAGCAACTTATTACTCTAAGAGATTTCAATGGTGAACAATACCAAAAGGAGTATCAAGATATATTCATGCTTATGTTTTATCTAATCGGAATAAACGCAATAGACTTATTTAACCTCAAACAAATAGTTGACGGACGCATAGAATATAAACGAGAAAAAACCGGAAAGCTATACTCTATCAAAGTAGAACCGGAAGCAATGGAGATACTAAACAGGTATAAAGGAAATAAATTTCTACTGAATACGCTCGAAGCCAATGATTACAATTATAGAAAGTATATGGCGGCTATGAATCGAGGATTGCAGAAACTCGGAAAATTCGAACGAAAAGGATTAGGCGGGAAAAAGATTAGAGATATTTTATTTCCCGGTATTACCTCATATTGGGCGCGCCACACATGGGCTACAATAGCGCATAAAATAGGAATATCGAAAGATGTTATATCTTTAGCTTTGGGGCACGAGTTCGGATGTAAGACAACCGGAATTTACATAGACTATGATTTAGAACAAATAGATAAAGCGAATAGAGAAGTAATAGATTATATTAATTCACTTTCGCTCTAACTTAGTTCAAGAGTATTAATAGCGATAATAGCCCCATAAATTAAGTTATGTGGGGCTTGATGTATTGTTCCTATAAGAAGGCACTGTCTATAATTTTACACTCAACCTACTATTTATTTTTTAACTTATTTACTATTCGTCCTATCATTATCAAAATAGAATAGCTTGCTTGCGTCGTTAAATCGGTTTGATATAAGCATGACAAATCAAATGAAATATTATATAAATGAGCGACTGAATTAGGAATCAGCTTGTAATTAAATTCAGCCTCGATTTGTTTCAATATTGGTTGCAGCGTATCAGTTAAAAAAGAAACATTGCTCATTTCAGAAGCTTTGTAATTAGTAGATTGTCCGGCAAATACTTTATCCGGGTGGACTCCGTAAAATCTACATATATCAAGAATACTGAATTTCTTTGTTTCCAACAACTGCGCATCAACTGGATTTATAGAAAGTTGATGAAATCCGACATCACCGGGAACTGAAATAATGTCTCTTCCTGTGTTTAGTTGTTCCTCTATGCGATCTCCAACCGTAGAAAGTTGAATATCCGTCATACCTGCACCGGGCAACCCTTTATTTATCTCTTTTGCACCGGAAACAAGCCCCTTTATTTTACTTCCATTCTGAAAGGTTCGTAAATTCTGATTATCTGCACTCGCGGCTATGGAAAAGATACGGCTAGCGTACATTATTGTGCTTACTCCTGTATATCCCCCGTCCAAACTATTATTTTTAAGATGGATTATTTCGTAGGATTCAAAACGCCCATATATCCGGTTATATGGATCAGAAATAATATAAACATCATTCAACTTGTCATAGGTTACTGTATTATTTGCGCATAATACAAGCTCGCTGACACTGCCGAACTTTCGACGGATAACGATGTAGGCGTTTCCTTGATTTACGATTTGAACAACCATATTCCTAACCATTTCAAAACTATTCATTCGTCGGTTAGGCATACGGGTTAATATCGTATATAAATCGTTTTCCTCGTCTGGTGAGAAATATCCATCTTTTTTCCGTTTAATTATAAGCGGTAAAGACGCGATAGTCCCCGAAAGAATAGAAGTACATCTATATGCGGCTGAAAGTTTCATTGCTTGATTACTGTTATGCACATCTATTGGCTGACCGGGTAACGATGGTAATCGGGAGTTTATCGCCGCATCTTTATCCGTTGTGCTCATCTCTGCATTTAAGGCGCGTTTTTGCGTCTTTGAACGTCCCAATTCAAAATTAAAAGATAGTTTCATTATACCTCCATGTTATTAAATAAGTAGAATGTCATTAGGTTTGTTATAGTCGAATCAATCTTCGCGTTATGCGTTTTTTTGACTGGCTTCTTATTCATGTTCCGATCTTCGTCTAATACCGCATTACTAAAACAGTACGGCGTAATCGGATTAGGGCTAAAGGTGAGCTTACTCCGATACAAAGCAAGTTCAAAGGATTCGATAGGGCTTGTAAACGTTCCGTATGTCTGTTTAACAGGCTTAATATATTCACTCGCACCGCCTACGGAATAAGTAAGAAGATTCACAAATTCAGCCGATTTATAAGGATCATAGCCAACTCCCATAATTTGTAGATACTTTGCACGCGCAAGTATATCGTTTACTATTTGCTGATAGTCGATAATATCACCGTCACAAAGAATTAAATAGCCCGCTTTCGCCCAACCTTCGTAAAGTTCCCGATTCGGATGATCTTTCAAAGCCCCTTCCGGGAAATAGTAGTCCGTATGCGAATGAAAAGAGCCGCTTTCTTTCGAATAGATATTATAAGTAACCGAAGAGAAGTCGTCTCGAACGGACAAATCAACCGCCACCATCGTAAGCGGATAAGTACCAATATTTTCTATTCTAATATCTTTGAATCGTTCTTCGATCTGCTTTGCCTCAATCCATTTTGTTGTTTGGTCGGTAGTAAATACGTTTAGTAACTTTGTTCGAAATTCCAGTGCATCCGGCGCGCTATATAGTGCTTTTTGATACGCGTCTATATAGAAATCTTCATAAACGGTTATACCCATGTGTGGTTGTACCTTGCGCCACGTTGCCGGATCGCCTTCCTCGTCGTCTACGTCTGGCTCAAAGATGTGCGCAAATATGGAATCATTTTCAATCTCACCTCGTAGGATCGATTTATACATTTTGAGCATTTCGACGAATGGAGCCGTTTCTTTATCGGATGCGGTCGTAATTACTACGGTTAAAGGGTTGAGCCGTGCGCCCATTGAGGACGTTAAAACGTTCTTCAATGCGGCGCTATCGGCTTGTGAATACTCGTCTACTATTACCATGCTTGCGTTAAGTCCGTCTAATTTATCCGGGTTAGAGGCAAGGCAACGGGCAAAAGAGGTTTTTCCCTTTATGCGGTTATATATGATTTCTCGATTAATTTTGAAGTGTCTAAACTTCGGATCGAGGGACTTTAAAATATTACGTATTTCATCAAAACAAACTTTCGCCTGATTATATGAGTTTGCAGCAACGTATGTTTGTGCGTTCGCATCACCGAACAACAAATCGTTAATCGAAAGACTCGCTACACTTGTTGTCTTACTGAATTTACGCGGGACGAATAAAAGAGCTTCACGAATCAAACGTTTGTTTGTGCCGGGCTTGTAAAACGCTAGAATGTTAGAGAACTGAAACACTTGTATCGGAGTCAGTTTGTATCTAGTTTTTCCCTTCGTGCCGGAAAACTTCAAACGCTCATAGAACGTGACGAACTTCTTTACTTCCTTGATCCGAAACTCGTATTTATCGAGGAAAACAAAGAAGCGGCGAACGGCTAGCAACTCGTAAAGGTTGTGCGCGTTCGGATTGTTAATACAACCTTTGATATACACATTTAGTCTTTCGTCTGCCTTGTCTAGCTTATACGAATCAACGTCGATGTTATGCAGATCGGAGACAACCGACTGCTTTAACGCTATCAGTTTATCTCTATTCTCCTTGTTCATCGCGATCTATTTTGTTTACTTCGTTAATCAAGTCGTTTACTTCGTCGTCATCAGATGCAGAAAGCGTTTGAAAGGTCAAACCAAGTTCGCGTAATTGTTTGCGCGTTGCTTCGAGTGCATCGAATAAAACTTTGAAAGCAGGATGCGCCGTAAGTTTATCATTATTTTCGCGGGACACTTCTTTCACGTATGACTTCATACGCTTCTTTGAAATATCGTTTAGTGCAATTTGAAACGCCATATATGAACCTGCGCAAAGAGTTATACAGAGGTCTAAATCTTCCGTATATGTTCCCTGCGACTCCATCGCGGCGCGAATCTTTTCTTTTATGTCGTCCAAATCACACATTTTTATAGGCTTTTTGCATATAGGAAAAGATCGCAAGTATTTGGTAGCTCGGAAGATGCGCGCAAAAAGTTTACCCCCAACGCGCACCCCCTCGTTTCAAAAATTACTCGCGCGTGTAAATATGAGGTGAGGTGGGTTTAGCGTATCGCGTTAAAAAATAAAAAAACCGCCCCCCCTTCGTCGAGGTTGAGCGGTTGTAAGGAAATCAGAAAAATATTATTTCTCGCCTTGCAAAAACCGATCCGCAAAACGTTCCGTCATTCGTTTATTATTCGCCTGTACCGCCTCTTTCGAATGACTAAAAGCACGTCGATGCGTATCAGAGTGGCACGAATGGCAAAGACTTTGCAGATTGTTATAATCAAACATTAGTTGTCTCATTCCGAGTTCGTGTGATACGGACTCAACCGGGACAGTGTGATGTACTTCCGTTGCAAGCGTACTGCGATTGTTCGCCTCGCACATCTCACAAACCGGATTGCTTTGTAGCTTCTTAGCTCGAAGTAACTTCCATTTGTTGGAGTTAATCATCTTAATGTAATGCGGGTTTCTACTCATTGTTCGTCATAATTAAAAAGAATCTTATCACATTGATAACAATCGTGCAACTCCTTTCGTGTCGCCTCGATGTCGTCCGTTTCTATCTCAACTAAATGCGTCTCGGACACATCGCCCGATTTGCATTGAATACGCCTGATTATATACATAACGTTTCGATCCGGTCTAATCCGTTAATAAGTAATCTAATCCGTGCACAATTCCCGTCGCATCGAGTCGATTGCGTTTCCTGTTTGTGTATCCGGCTTGCACAACCTTTGCAGTTCTTAGACGGACACATTTGTTTATACACTTCGATAGCTTGCCGCCTCGTTTCGTCTCTCTGTATCCGAGCCGCTTCAATAGCGACTTTTCGGATTAAGCCACGCGAGCGGATGCGCTCGTTTGTGGCTTGTTCGATGTACTGTTTTACTTTACTCATTTTACCGTGTTATTTTTAGGTTTGTAATTCCATCCGTTTAACTCGTAGACTTTCCGTTTCGCCTCTTCTTGCGTTGCCGCATCATCTACCTTTGTGTCTCCGTCTGGATCGCGACGATAGATATTGAAGTGTCGAAAACGAGGGGAATAATAATACTTTGATTGATTTTGCGTTTGATTCATTCTTTATAGAATATACAAAGCCCGAAAAGCTCTATTTATTGTTATTTCTTTTATTTCTTAGATAAATTAATTACATTTGAATCGTCGTATAACCTATTTTTATTTTATACTTATGGAACAGTATTTATTTGGTTTTATTCTTTATCAATGTGATCCTAGAACTTTCACAACGATTATGACTGACTCTGTTTACTTTTTACTGACCGAAGATGAAGCTTTTAGAAAATACAAAGAATTAACATCGAAATTGGAAAAAGGTCAGTTTATAGTAATTAAACGAGTCTAAGTATATACAATTCTTAAAATTTTAGCTATACACGAAATGCTCAATCGTCGTATAGTTAATCTAATATTGCCATAATTCTATCGTTTATTAGTTCTACACAAACATTCTAGGCTGCATCCGCGACAAAATGATTTTATTCGCATCTGCATAGAACTTCTTCTTTATCTCAAATCCGTATGCTTTTCGCCCGCATTGAGCGGCTGCAAGTAATGTTGTACCACTTCCGGCGCATGGGTCTATTACAACATCACCCGCATCGGTGAAAAGTTCGATCAACCGCTCAAGCAACGGAACTGATTTTTGTGTCGGATGAATCCGCGGTGTATCTATGTCTCTAGGATAATCGAAACAATTAAATACCATCCGACCGCCATTATTGAATTTTGGCAGTTTATCCCGATACAAGAGTACACCATATTCACAATTACCAACGACCTTCATATTAGCCTTTAAAACTTGTGCCGAAAAGTTCTTTTTAAATACCAGATTGATATATTTGTTCAGCCCGTATTCCTTCGCTTTCTGTATAAGTTCGAATTGTTGCTGAAATTCACAAAAGACAATCATACAGGGGGATTTTCCTTTTTCTTTTGGCTCTTTAACGAGCATCTTGCTACAAAAATGAAGAAATTCAGTAATTCGAAAATCCTTATCGGTATCGAAAAATTCTTTTCCAGCTAATTCGCTTTCTCCATTAGAATTGTCTCCGTCGATATACCAAGATGGATTAGAACCGTATGCGTTCTTCCCAATGTTGTAGGGAATATCCGCAATGATTAGTTGTGCTTTCGGAATACCGTATGTTTTATAGTTCTGGAAATGATCGTTAAATAGTTCTACGTCTTTCATTGAAGCAATAATATTAGTCGTTAATAAATTCGTCCTCGTTCTCTACTACTTCACTCTTGACAGGCTTCTTCACCGGAACGCGAATTGCCTTTTCTGTAAACTTGTTCGATAGATATTGTTTCGCCTGTTCCCAATCTGTAAAGTGTAAATTTGGATCAGTATAGAGCGAGATAATCGTAGAGTTTAATTTATCGAGTGCTCCGAAAGCACTTGAATTTATTGTGCCGTCTAGAGGTGAAAACTTGGCAACTAAGCCGTTATAATTCTCTGAAACAAATCGGTCGATATACTTCCGATTCCGTTCGTTTGCTTCGGCGTGTTCTACAGGAACGTCGTGCAAATAATTTGTGTTTGATAGTTTTTTAACCATATTAAAATCCTTCTAATCGTTTCTGTCCGTTCATTTCGTCTACCTTGTGTTGTGGTAGTTTTCGTTTTGGTTTTACATACTCGAAATGTCGTTCCGCCTGTGATAGATCGTAGAACATTTCTTTGATTTCGTCCGGTAGCACTTCTTCATCATCATCGCCGGGCATCGGATCGGCAACCCGGAGAAAGCAGCCTAAAATGTACTGCATAATCTCGTATGTGCTTTTGAAATGATAGTCAGCGCGAATCTTATCGAGCCTTTGCCATTGTTCCAGATCAACGCGAACCGGAATCTTTTTAAAGTACACAAGTTTCTTTTTTCTGCTTCGCATGGTTTCGTTGTATTAATTATCTTCTACTAGCTCCGTTCAAGTCCAATACGTTAAACATTTCATTTATTCGATCCGCGATATACGCGCCGTAAATACGCTGTATTTCCTTAATCGTTAAGTTCGTTGTAACATGAGTTATTGCCTCATGTCTCAACTCGTACCTACATTGGAAAATATACTGCATCACGTTTAGTTCAGTACCGAAATACTTTGCCGGGATTGGCTCGCGTCCTAGTTCATCAAAACAGATCATTCGCGGCGTACCGTTGTTGTAAGTATACAATTCTAGTGCATCCTTTCCGCGCATCGAAAAGCCGTTTGCAATACAGGAAGCCGAATCAATCCTAAAACCACCGATCGGATAGCCGCCCCTTGCTTTGCCGCGTGTGAAATAACTATATCGGTTTAGAATCTGCATGATAGTACTTTTTCCTGTACCGATGTCACCTCGTAACAATAACCCTTTATTTGAATCTAGCTTCTCGGATCGTCCTTCAGTATACAAAAACAGTTGGTTCATTATGTTTCTATTCGAATCGTCTATCTTGAAGTTAGGACAAACATATTTGCAACACGCTTTAAACCACTCCGGGCGCTTCTCTACTTCTATCGGCTCGTCATAGTACGGTAGTCCGTATGATAGTATCGCCGCTATCGGTAGAGTCTGTTTGCTTCTTGTTTCCATATTCGCATTTATCGTTTTTTAGTTCAAAAAATCCCGCCCAATTATTCGCAATCGATTCATCTACGATTTGAGATGCGACCGCCGGATTACCTTTGCTCAATTTCACTAATTTGTTGTAACACGCTTTGAGTGACTTTTCCGATTTGTAATTTTCCCGCCTGTCTTTCTTGTATTCAAGCCAGAGCGAAAACGCTTCTAAAAACTCGTCAGATATAAAATCAAAATCTCCATGAGAGACTTTAGAGAGTATATTTCTGTTTGGTTTCTGTTTTAGTTTATTATAGTCTGTACTATCCCCTGTATCATTGACTCCCTTATCTACTGTATCATTGGCTGTCTGATTGGCTCCCTTATTGGCTGTCTGATTGGCTGTAAAATTTACAGTAGTAGTTACAGTAGTTTTAAATTCCTTCACGAAAGAATAAGAGCTTATAATACGTTTGTTCTTACCAGATTTATAATAAATCAATCCTGCATTTATTAAAGACTCACGGGCTTTTATTAGTGTTTTCTCATTCACGTTAAGCGCAAAACAAAGTTCAATGTTCGAGCAATCGAAAACGTCCCTCCAATCTTCGCCGTTACAAATAGCCACTAATTCGTAAAAAAGGGCTTGTTCGGTGGCGGTAAATCTGAAACGTCGTCGCGCTTTTCGCATCTTTTCGGTTAGCGTATATCCGTCTATATTCATCACACTTATAAAGTCTATCGAGCGACATAATAACTACAAATCCTTATCCCGATCGCCCGCCCTACTTTCAGGACGGAACAATAGCAAATAAAATTATTCTCTCTTCCTCCGTTGCGACACGTTCGACAATCGTGTTTTACTTGCTTTTGTGCTGTTTTCTTCACCATTCTTATACCTCCTTTATTTTAATTCCATGAACGTAAAGCATGAGCTTACGTTTGATTATATACTCCTTTGTCCGAACACCTTTAGTATCTTCGACGATATACTCACCATCCCGATAATAAACGAAATCCGCGATGTAGTAAACTCCTCGTTCGATCAGCTTCTTTTTACGTAGCATCTTCCGCACTCCCTGCACTTCATAGAAACGATATTGAGGCGAAATAAGCTCGTATTTTACTTGCTCTTGTAATCCGGTTATAATCCCCTTCTTTTCGAGTAGTTTCAACTCCTTAGCGCGTCGATATTCCTTTTTAGAGTCGTATCCGTCTATTTTTACATTGTTATACTTTGCCATGTCATTTTAATTGGTTTGTGAATAGTGGATAAGCCCGGATTCGAACCGGGAATGATACTTCAAGAGCCGCACCGCATTAACGGAATGTCTAGCGATCAACCTTACATAACTAGGCGTTTCCAATTCCGCCACTTATCCGATTTGCCGGGGCTTTCACCCGGCGCGTTGTTACTAATTTGATAAAACCTTCGCTCTTTTTATATATCCATGTTTTTGAAACTCATTAATATAAATCAATTCTTTCGTCCAATTCCCAGTATTGTCTTTTTGGGGTTGTAGCCTAAAATGTCCTCTAACGGAGAAGCATTCATTTCGAACAATAGTAGTAAACCATGTGCAATCCATAAGATTAATATCGATGTCTGACTTATTCTTGTATTTTCTTGCTCCAACCTTTAATTTTGATTTGTGACTAATTGTTTTTGTGTCAACTTTAGCGTATTTTTTAAAAAGAATATAGCAAAGGATAAAAGATACTCTAAGGTTGGCGTTACTCATAAGATCAGCCCCCCAACCCCGTGCATAGATGTTCTAAATGTTACATTCTCTGTATTTATTATTGCGCACACCCCATTTATAAACCATATTGAAGCCATTCCTTCATTTTTAATGATATAAGACACGCCTATATTTCCGAAAATAATAGTACCAGAAGATTCTAACCCTTTTGTAAAATCGCTACCGTTCAATATAGGTTCAAATGATTTTGAAGATTTAATCATAGCGTCATAGAAACTATTTGATAACAAATCTACATTTTTATTTTTCAAAGAATGAACCTCATTTATACGATTTTGCGTAGAGGCTGCTTCTGCATAAAAGGAGCAAGCATCAATTTCGGGAACATGAATCCTTCCATTGAGCACAAAATTTAAAATCGGATATTTTGAATTATCTATCAACATAGCACTTGTTAATTTACTTCATACGGATAAACGTCTACAATCGCCGTTTCTTTAAGCAAAATCGAAGAATAATCCGCCATCGTTCCTTTCATTCCTTCGTCGAGTTTCTTCATTGCGTCGTGAATGTCCGCCGCCTGTATGAGTACGTTTGTATAAGTCCGTTTCTCCTTGCCGCTTTTCTCGTCAAGCGTAGTGAAAGCAAGTCGCCCGGCAAACCATTTATCGGCGGAATCCTCTTCGCTAGTAAATATCTCGCTATAATGTGCGCGAGAAATGTCGGACACTGTAAACTCACCGGAGATAAACGGTGTGACCTCTTCGATTATTCGTGCTTCTGCTTCGGTAAAACTTAGTGCATCGACTAAATACGGTTCAGTCACTTTTTTTTGCATTCCGTTTTCCATCACCTTCTCGTAACGAATTTTACATAAAAACCAAGTGTGCATCATAATTTTGTGTTTATTAAAGTGTTTATAAAAATGTGATTAATCGTGTTGTGTTAGTGTTGTGACGGTACTTTCTTCGTCAATTTCTTTAATTCCTTCCGTATCTTATAAATCTGATTCTTAACCGGAACACTGTTTTTTGCTTCCGGCTTTAACGCCTCGATCTGCATCTTTAATTTTAAGACCTCTTTTGCCTTATCGACACAATCGAGCAAGTCCAGACCGGAACGGATAGATTCGTCTATCATCTCGCTAGCCAACCGGATTCGATCATAGAGTTTCTTTATATTATCCGCGTGGTTGGCGCGATTCATTTCGAGTATTCGACCTTCATTTGTATAACCGTCATAAATGACATAATACAATTTGTCCACGTCCGGGCGACCTAAAAAGTGTCCGAGGAATTGCCAATAATATTCGTCTTTTTCGTCGATGGTATTTCCGAACTGCAGCGATTCGATCTTTCCTTGCGACATCGGGCACTTGATCTCACCCAGAGCGATAACTTTCCCGTCAAATCCGTACACATAGAAATCCGGTGAATCTCCGAATCCTTCAAACGGTTCATTGAAAACAATGTCTTTAAAATCAGTTGTACACGACTTGATCTCGTTCATTAACTGGCTCCGTACCCATTCGACCGCTAGCGGTTCGTTTTCATGCCCCCAATCAAACGCTTTGTTACTTCCGTTTTCTCGCATCGTCCCGGTTCTCCGCTCGTATCGTACTAAATACATTGCGTCTAACGCACCTTTACCAAAGGGACAACCTTTGCCCGCTTTCATCAGATCGGGAAGCGTAGAGGCGGTTATTTTGCCCCGTCTCTTTTCCTTCCATTCGATTTCTTTTTGTTCACTTGATTTCATGTGCTACTAATTCTTTGATTTGTTCTTTAGTTAGTTTATATTTCGTCTGTACCTGTGCGACCGTAAAACCACCTGCCAGACCATCGAGGATGTTTTTCCAGATTGCCGATCCTGTCTCAACAGTAGGCAATGAGTTTTCTACTTTCGGAAGAAAAGGACGAATACGAAGCGAATCAACCTTTTCGCCGAAAGCGTCAACTAATACCGCTCCGATTTGGATTTGCTTGTTTATCCATGACTCAAAATTCGGATTTTTGAAAATTTTCGTCAATGTTTTGCAGTTCGTCCGGTTGAGGATCATCGGTTTCACATTCTCGAAGAAATAAGCGACGAAACATTCTTCTTTCTTTCCAGACGCGCCGACTACTTGTTCTTTTTTCGTTTCGCGGATGGTGAGAATTATATCTTTTCCATCCGGTAGGCTGTAAGCGCCTAGATAGTCGTAATTAAATTGAGTTTTCCAATGTGTCATTATCGTGTTGTTTAAAAGTTATCGTTTCCACCCTGATAAAGCGACTCATAACAACGAGCGCAAACCGTTATTATCTTTGTGCCATGTCTGCCACGTTCGTACGTTTCGACCTCTAATTCTATCTCTTCGCCCGGTTCGATCTCTTCGCCGCAATCTTCGCAAACTAGAGTATCAGCAGGGCACGCGCCAAGAACCGTACAAATTCGGCAATTACCGATACATTGAGGATTCGCCGCCATGTCGTTTCACGTTTAGATAGTTACAGACTAGCACGTAGATAACCGTTATAAATACGATCAATAGTGCGATAATTAATTTGCCCGGCTCCGGCTCGCCTTCTGCAAGGCTGCACGCTGAAAGCATTAAGATAATAGCGGCGGGACTTTGTTTTAGTGTTAACATGGTGTTTGTTTTATACTACCTTATTACTTTGTATGAATCTATCTATACTCGATAAATCGTACCAGATCATTTTTCCAAATTGAGAAAAAGAAATGAGAGCTTTTTCCCGTAACGTTCTCAAAAAATCATCCGAGCATCCTATATAGGATTTTGCTTCGTCTTTACTAAGCCACTTCTTCACTATTGGCTCAACTTTTCCGGTTACTCTAGTTCGTCCCATTGTTCATTATTCAATCGTGTAACAATTAGATTATCTTTATCGGTTTCCGTCGTAAACAGTAGACCTTCGTCATATTTTAGATTTGTACAGGTCGGTCTAACTGAATTTCTTTTAGAACGAGGGAAGGTCATTGTTTCCCCGGGCTGCATCCCCCTTAAAAGGGCAGTTAATTCGTTTCTTTTTCGTCTCATTGTCGTGTATCGTGTTATGTAGCCCCGAAGGGCTACGGATTAATATTAAATCTTCTGATAACCGAATGAGTTCATAAATTTCTCTGCGCCCTTGAACGTTTTGAAAGTCTTACTACTAGCGAGTGTACACGCTAAGAATCTTTGTCCGGCTGTTGTATTAATCAAGCTAACACAACATACCGTTTCGCTTCCTGCTTTTTTAAATTCTACGTCTCCGATCATTCCTATTTCCATTATTATCTATATTGTGCAGGGCTCTCGCCCCGCCAGTTATTTTTTTTGTTATCTTATTTAATGCCGCAAAGTTTTGAAATTCTCAATAACTCTTCATCGCTCATAAATGCGAGGTCGAAAAATATACCTTCATCGAAAGGTTTGTTTTCAGCTAAAGCGGCTTGTTTCATGCTAACCATTATTTGAGTTATCGTATTGCC